TCTTTCCACTGTTGAACAGGTCCGTAACCCCGGAAAGCAGCTTGTCGAGAAGGCCAGTCGTGGTGGCGTTGACTTCCCGCCCCAGCGTCATCGCCTGTGCGTCGATCTTGCCCGCCACGACCGGGTCGTGAACGTCAAGGAACGTCTCCCATATGTCGGACATCGGGCCTCGGACCCTAGCCGCGATCTCCGAAGCGCCGAGCCTCAGCGAATCCCAGGATGGCCAGGCGTTGGGCAGGCCCATCGACTTGAAGCCCATGGAATCCATCCAGGCCAGGATCGCCAGCCGTTGCTCGCGGAAGATCGCCTTCATCTCGGCTCGGATCGCCTCGCCATCGGGCAAATTGAATGTGTTTTTCTCACCGGCGGGCATCTGGTATGATCATCTCGGAGGTAGACAATGAAGATTTACGTGGTGGAAACCTGCGACGGGATCGACGACATCGACCACAAAATCGAGGGCGTGTTCTCCAGCGAGGATAAGGCCCGGGAAGCCGAAAGATACCTTGAGGCAGACTGCATCATCACAGAGCTCGAAATCGACGAAATCACCATTGCCGATAGCCTCATGGGTCGCGTCGGAAATGGATGCTCGACGATGAAGCTTTAGTACTCCCAACGCTTGCCGGCCGTCCCGTTCGTGGACGGCTTGTTGCCAGCCGCCTCGGCCTCAACTTCCGCTACCGTATGTTGCGGATTCCGGGCCATCGCAACGCTAGCCTGCATCTCGTAGTAATACCGATCTCCGTCCGGGTCGACGTCATACCCGAGCAGCTCCTGGGCCACGCTTTGCATGATGATACTGCCCAAAAAGTTATCCCGGATGCGCTTATGCTTGACGTCCTCGCTCTCTTGGAGCTCCTGGATTTCGCCGTAATCGTAGCTGACGCCGTAGGTGAGCGGGTCGAGGCCGAACTCGGGGAACAAGCTATCCTTGATGGCTTCGGCGATCAGTTCCTGGATGGAGCAGACGGTGCCCCATGACGACTTGTTCGCCTCGGACAGATTGGCGTAAGTCTTGTCGGGGTCCGGCAGATTCATGCTCATGTTGGCAACGCCGGTGGCCGCGGCGATGCGGGCCAGTGCGTTGCGGGGCAGTTCCTTGATGGCCAATTGCTCGGGGCTGAACCCCACGGACTTGACGTCCCATGGGCCCCTGAGCACGACGGTGGAACCGCGCTTGGAGCCGCCGGTCGCGTCCTTCATCCGGTCCTTGATCTCGTCGGCGTCCTCCTTCTTGATCATCCGGGCGAAGTCGTTATCCTTCGGGCTCAAGACCAGGCCCGTTACGCCCGCGTTATGGAGGATCGAATACGTGAACGAGCCCTCCTCGTTGACAGTGCAGATCTCCCGGAGCTGACTCTTGATCGCCGAGATTCCTAGGCGTGGCTGCAATGGGTCGATCCCGTCACGGATATGGATCATGTCCTCGCGCGGGATTTCCTCTTCCCTACCACCGGCGTTGACCTTCCAACCCTGAAAAGCCCCATCCTCATACCAGGGCCTGACAAGGATGTGAGGTATCCACCAGAGCTCGGCCATCTTCGCCTTGCCGTTCCGGACCTTGTGGACGAACGCGTTTCCGTCCACGACCAGGGACAGGCCGATGGCCTTCTCCATCGCCCTCCGCGAGTAATCGGGGTTCGGCTTGGCCCATAGCTTGACAACGTCGTTGTCGGGGATTGGCTTCCAATCACCTGCCCGGTCGATCTTCGAGACGACGAGCTTAGGCCGTGGGAACCGGTCTCCCAGCCACTTGACGGCGATCGCGACGACGGAATTGCACCACAGGTCCCCGGCCTCACGCTGATGGTCGAGACGCTGCGCGGGCATCCAGTACGACGACGCGCCGGCATAGCCGTCGAGGTCAAGGCGACCGGAGAAGAGCGATCGTGCGTAGGAGATGATGCCCATCAGTCGAGTTCACCTGCCCGGATGGCGTCGATGATCACGCCGGTGAAGTGATAAGCAATGGCGGCATCAGCATGGAAACGCGCAGGCCATTTTATGCGAAACGCATGTTCCTCGCCCATGTGCGAATGAACACCGATGGCCGTCTTGTCGTCCAGACGATAGCAGAAGACGATGGAAGCCTTCTCGAGCAAATCCATCACCATGCCCCGGCACGAAAATGCCCCAGACCGTCAACCTCGCAAACCAGATACCTGAGAGCGTCGACCCCGTGGTCATCCACCTTGCGGGGCTCCTCCTTCGGAGCCCGATTGGGGAGGGGAGGGGCCCAGATGTAGCCGCCCATCTCTTCGGCCGTGCTCGCCGGCTTCTTGGCCTCAATGAGACGTGGATCGCGTGAAACGGTGCATCCCCTGAGGATGCACAGCCGGGGCTTGCCGTCGCCGGCCCGCCTCAGTCGCTGCTGAACTAACTCGATGCCAGGCTTCACCGCCTTGTGCGCCGGATAGGCGATAATCCCACACGAATCGAGAGTGGCCCGGTCCTCGGCATCGTGGTCGGCGACGGTCCACTCGATCCGCTCGCCCTCGCTGTATCGAACGATGTCGGCCGCCCAATCAGAAACGATCCGGCCAGTAGCGTAAAGTTCCCTGTACAGGAAGAGTCGGCCATCGGGATCTGATGCCCACCACTGACATACAAATGGATTAGCATATCCGAAGTCGATGGAGCGATAGCGAGACCAATCCGAGGGGATGTCGAATGCGTCAACGAGGTGTACCGCTTCGTCCCACTCATCGTAGATTTGTCCTTCGGCCCCGGCCCAGATTCCCTTGCGGAGTCGGAGGAACCTGACGCCGGTGAGCCGCTCGAGGCGGGCCATGTACTTCTGACCGTCGTCGGTCCAGACATCGCCCTGGTAGTATCGCGGGTTGTCTTCGTGTCGAGTTGTCCATAGCTCGAGCTTTCCATCCAGGGCACGCCGCTTGATCCAGTGCGTTGGCGCGTCCGGATTCGTGTCGCTTAGCATCTGCTGGTAGGGCATACGTCCGTTTCGGAGCCGGCTGGACAGGTCCTCGTAAGCAGACTCAGACGTCTCGCGACACTCATTGACGTAGATCAGGTCGTACTCGGTGGACATCACCTTAGAAGGCTTGTCCAGGCCTCCCACCACGACTTCGGACCCATTGGGGTATCGGTAGGACTGCCGCACTCGCCGCTGACATCCCGCCGCGATCCGTTGATACCACGCCTTCGATAACGTCTGATTCTCGTAGGTAACCAGTGCCGATTGGGTAAGCGATTCCCGCGTCTGACGAACGATCAGGGCCCGCATCCCCGGGTACTTCTGCGCGGCACGGTGTACCTTCCAGAGGATGGCAACGCTCTTGCCGGTTCCGGCCGGACCCTCTAAACATATCTCAGGCTCATGAGATATTATGATGCGTCCGCATGCACCGCGTAGCTCAGGGCTCGAGTGAGTTACCGTGCTCATCCGTCGCTGGGGTCTCTTTTGCTTCCGGTTCCTGGCTCGGTTTGTCCCGCTGATCACAATAGTGCTTGCCAAGATGGATCAGCATGGTATCGGAGCCTTTGAGGGCTCGACGCATCTGCCACATGCGAACATTCTTTCGGACCGTAGACGAGCCAAGCTTGAACGCCTGTCCGAACCTAGCCGTGATGACGCTGCGCGAAGTGTCGAAGAAATCGGCGATCTCTTCTTGCGTGCACCCATAGCTCGCGAGCTTGGCCACGCCCTCTTCGCTAATGTCTTCTCGTTTCGCAGGCACACCTACTCAACCTTTGTATTTACACCCCGCGCCGGTCCACAACAAACCGACGCGGGGAGGTCTCAGCAACAACGGCTTAGCGGGCTCATGCCAAGCCCGACCGGCCAGGCCGCGCGGCGAGGTGACTCGCAAAAATCCCTCGCCGAACTACTGCGGTGCATCGGTGTTTCGATAAACCCCGCCCGGCCTCTCGAGGGAAACCGGACGGGGCACGACAGAACTGCAAGATCCTCGCGGCGGTTAAGCCTGACAAGCGTGCAGGCGAACCAGGTCCACTCGCCGCTAACAACCTGGTTTATCGTTGGAATTCTTGGGTGTTTCTGACCACGATCGGCCCTTCCTGGATTGGCGGACCCAATCGTCTATCTGTTCGTCAGCGGATCGCGGCTTCTCGGCCGGCTTTACGCCGATCAGATAGAGCCATGCCCCGATGATGGCCTTGTTCCAGCGTTCGAGCCTGGACTCATCGGGCGTGGGTGGCGATTCCGCGTCGGTACCGTAGGTCATGTTTTCCCATCCAAAGTCCCCGCCCGGCCGCCGGAGGTACGACCGAGCGGGGCGCGGGAGGCAGGTCAGGGACCGGGCGGCAAGGTGGGATCGACCTTCGAGTCGACCTTGGCTTGCAGGTCCGCGAGAGTCGTCTGGAGCGCGTCCAGCTTGGCCTTGTTTTCAGGAGTGACCCCACCGGCGTCGATGATCGCCTTGAGCGCAACGATTTGCGCCTTGAGATCGACGATGCTGGCGTTCAAGGCGGTAACGTCGGTCGTGACGCGGATGACTGCCGCATCAATCGACGTGTTGACGGCAGCAGCCGCCGTGATGATGAGATCGAGTTTTGCACCGAGTTCGTCCAAGGTAGTCTCCAATCGGGTGAGGATGGCGATGAGTGAGGTGAGGTCCGGCCGCTTCGACATGAGGTATGCAGCGAGGTTCGGGCCGACGTCGAAAACGTGGTTAGTTACGTTGGTGATCAATGGGGGACTCCGACTATCACCGGGAAGACGGGGACGGGCGCCACGGTCAGTGGCGGCGAGTAACCGGCCGGTGGCGGGGTGAGCAGGGCCGGGTCGATAGAGCCGATGAGGGCACTCCCCGCGATCGGACCTCCGATGAGGGCGCCGACGAGCTGCTAATCGGACGAGAGGCAAAATCGAGATTCGAGTCGGTCGAACGTCGGCATCTTTGACAACCTCAGTGCCTGTAGAATGCTGCTGCTGCTGCTGCACCGCCGAACGCGATCCCCGCCAAGGTCCCAATCAAAGCCCAGACCTCGCCGCCGCCCTTCTTGGAGCTTTCGATGGTCGTGAGTCGATCCTTGATGTCGCCGATAGCGAGCATAAATGACGAGTTAGACGACTTGATCATGTCGTCGGTCGCCTTGCCCTTGGTCTCGACCAGGATGCCGATCTGATCGATTTGCTTGGTGAACGCGGCTTCAGACTTGGCTATTGCCAATGCGTTGCTCTTGTTTTGCTCCCCCACGGCTTCCTTGGCGGCCTGGAGGGCGGCATCGACGGCGACTTTCGAGTCTCGGGACGTCTGCTCAGTGCGGGTGTCTCTCTCGGCGAACTGGGTGGCGATGGAGTGGAATTTCTCCTCGTGCAGTTCCTGGAGTCGAGAGATGGCGACGGCCCGTTCCTCGGGAAGGTGGTTGATGCGATTATGAGCCGTTTCAACGGCACGTTCGAGGCTGGATAGGCGGGTGTCAAGCGTTGCCTTCAGACCCTCTATTTCGGCCTCTAAGATCTCCCGCAGCGAATTGGCCGTGCTGGCCAATTGCTGGGTCGTCAGGAAGGTCGGGTCGGGCCTCGGCGTCGAGTCCTCGGAGTGCGTCGGCATGTGATCGATCCCATGTATCGGCGCGATGCTCGGATCTATCTTCTTGGTAGATCCCGTCATCAATGCTCATCCTGAGTTCTGACCTCGACGATCGGCCTGATACCGCCGGGTGTAGTGGGCCTGATTCCGCCTGGAGGTGTTGGCCTGATGCCACCGGCTGGAGTCTCGACGACAGTGACAGGACCTGGGGTCTCGATCGTGACTGGGAATGGCGGCTCGCCCGGGGACACGATGATATTCGACGCGCCCTTGAAGATGGAGGGGAGGCCAAGAGTCCCTGCCGCCCCGGCAAAATCGGCGAATGCCTGGGACGTCTCGCCCTGGAGTAGGTGCCCGATCCCGAGGATCAGGAGGCCGAGCCCGACGAGGACCGACGCGATACCGGCCTTGGATTTCGGAAGATCAAGTGGCACGTCATTCCCCCGATTTTGGCCAGCATTCGATGATCCGCCCGGGCGGGACGTATATATAACACTCCCGCCCGACGACGTCGCATTCTCGCCTGTCCAGTTCGCCTATCAGGTTCGCGACGATGA